AGAACCCAAGAGGTTTCTTTTGGAACCGTGGGTCGTTTGCGAACATCGATGATGCAGTCGCTGCGATTCACAAGTGGGATCAAGAGCAAGACACGACTTTGTACTTCGGCGTTGGAGCGTTTGCGAATCACGCATACATTGGTGACAATGGAAAACGTAAATGGTACAGAACACAAGAAAAAGCTACGCTGTTTAAAACATTAGCGCTTGACTTAGACATTGGTGAAGACAAGCCATACGCAACACAGAAAGAAGGATGGACTGCGCTTAACGCAGCGCTTAACAAAATAGGTATGCCGACACCGATGATCATCTCGTCGGGCAAAGGTTTGCATTGCTACTGGCCGTTGACTTCTGCGGTAAGTACTGCGCACTGGGTCAAGGCATCAACAGCATTGCGCGTGGCGTTGGATGAGAACGGTGTTGTGATCGACACAACGAAGATTCATGACCCGTCCATGGTGCTGCGCCCGGTGGGCACACACCACAAGAAACAGACACCGTGGAAGTTAGTCGAGTGCAAGTTAGACTCACCAGACTTTGACCCAGTGCAGTTGTTCACAGTGCTGAAGCCTTGGTTCGGTAAGGCTGCGCAGGTAGCGCCTAAGAAAACAGCAAGAACAAGTAGCAGCGTTAGTGCTGCGATCATGAACTCAAACGATGTGCGTATCGAAGTTGTTGCACAACACTGCAAACAGATCGCCGCGTTAGTTGCTTCGGGTGGTGTGACAGACGCAGCAGGCATGCCAGTGACTGAGCCGTTGTGGCGGGGGTCGTTGGGTATTGCGAAGCATGCTGTTGATGTCGAGCAAGCTGTGGTCATGTTAGCGGGGAAGCACCCTGACTTTGATCTGCAAGACAGTCTCAACAAGATGGCTGGGTGGCGGGGCACAGGCCCTACGACATGCGCGAAATTTGAGCAACTGAGTAGCGAGGGTTGCAAGGGATGCCCGCACAGAGGAAAGATCACAAGCCCTGCGCAGTTGACATCATCGACAACGACTACCGTTGATATTGCTGGTGAAGAGAGTGTCGAGATTGAGTTGCCCAAGCCGTATGTAGAGCGAGACGGCAAGATATTTAAAGAAGTTAAGATCAAGACAGAGAGCAAAGACTCGAACGGCGGTGCAGTAGAAATAGAATCGACAGACTGGGATTTGATCTCGCCGTACCCAATGCACATCACCGGTGTGTACAAGGACTTGGTGTCTGGCAGGACAACATTCAGGTTAGCAGTGAAGTACCCGATGATCGGGTGGAAGGAAGAAGACCACGAGATCAGCGTCATTGCAGGGATAGGCAAAGAGTTTGCGACGTTCCTTCTCAACCGGCAGGTCTTCAGTGTTAAAGGTGTAGGGCAGCAGGAAAAGCTACGGGGTTACTTAATGGATTACTTGACCATGGTTCAGAATCAAGCGCCGACTGGGCTTGATTTCATTGCGTTCGGTTGGCAGGAAGATGGCTCGTTCTTATGCGGCGAACAGATCATCGGCTCACCGACAGGCACAACAGCACGTCGTCTGCGCGGCCCTGCTGCGCGGTACTCAGAGATCATCAAGACACACGGCTCACGCGATGAGTGGGTCGGTGCGATGCAGATGCTGAACTACCCCGGGACACAGACGCTACGTGCAGCGGTGTTGTTGGCTACTGCGGGCATTCTTGGCAAGGTATCTGGCAACGCGTGTTTGGTTGTGTCGATCTACTCCACAGAAACAACGACAGGTAAGTCACTGTCGCTGATCGCAGCTAACAGCTTAGTCGGCTCACCGCGCGACTTGCTGCTGAACAAAAACGATACGTCGAACGCGCTGTACAAAATACGTGGGGTGCTAAACAACCTGCCTTGCACCATCGACGAACTTACCACGGCTGACGACAGTGCTATCGCTGACATGGCGTATGACCTGAGTCAAGGGCGTGAGAAGATCGCGATGACTAAAGAGCGAGAGCTACGCGAACCGGTGAAGTGGGATGGCCCTACACTAATCACGACCAACTTCTCGCTGCACCACAAGTTTGAGAACGTGCAGACCAGCAACGACCCGCTCAAAGCACGTACGCTAGAACTGCACCACCATGATCGCTCGTTCATCCTGCCTGATGAGAAAGGCTCCAGCAACGGCTACCGGTTCTTCGACATTGTGGCCAAAAATAACGGCTGGGCGCTGCCTGAGCTAGTCTCTGAAGTCATTGAGATGGGTGGGCCAGAGGCAGTGTGGGAGAGAGGCGATGCTGCGTTCTTGAAGAAGTTCAACTTCATCTTCGAACCGCAAGAGCGTTTCTTCCGAGCAAGTATCATCAGCGCATGGATCATGGGCAAGATCGGCGCACGGCGCGGGCTGTTCCCGTTCGACGTTGATAAGACAATCCAGTACTTACTCGACCACGTGCTGAAGATTAGAAAAGAGATGGTGGATTCACGACAAGACGTATTCGATACCATTGGCCAGTTCTTGCAGGAGCACAACGATCGGCTCATCGAGGTCACCGAGGTGTACGGCTCTGGTAAAGAGCAAGTACGTGTGCCTGCCCCAGAACGTGCTGTGGCGCGGCTGAAGATAGTCTACGACAGCACAACCCCAGTCATGCCCGGCAGCGTCTTGGCGATCAATCTGACTTCGCTCAAGCAGTGGCTGAACAAGACTCGGGACGGCATGGATCGTGTGGTACGTGAGCTAGAAGCCAACAACGCATTGATCTCTGCGCGAGAGCGCGTTACCATATTCAAGGGGTGTACAAACAGAAACCCCGGGCAGGCGCATTGTCTGATCGTTAATGTAAACCACCCTCGGTTTGTTGACTCGATCACCAGCACCACAGCGCGTCAGCAAAGCCCCGTGACCTTAGCCGTGCTGCAAGGCGCTGCGAACTAGGAGGCATCATGCCACGCAACTACAAGACCGAGTACCAGAACTACCAAGGTACGGAAGAGCAAAAGAAAAATCGCGCTCAGCGCAACGCTGCGCGTCGGGAAATGGAACGTAAGGGCGTGGTGTCGAAAGGGGACGGCAAAGACGTAGACCACAAGCGGCCCATCGTCAAAGGCGGTGGGAACGGAAACGGGAACCTACGTGCAGTACCCGCTTCCGCCAATCGCTCGTTCCCAAGAAACAAACGAGCTGGGATGAAGTAATTACTTCTTGGCTTTTGACGAAGGTTTTATAGACTTGCCTTTTGAATGGGCGACCATCTTCTTGGCAGCAGCCTGTGAAATCTTCATCTTCTTGGCGAAAGCTGGATCATGTGCAGCGGCCCGCATAGTGCGGGCTTGCTTTTCAGATGTGAACGGCATTACTTCTTACCTTTCTTCATCATCTTTTCCATTTTCTTTTCTTTGGATTCCATGCCTTTGGATTCCATCTTCTCATGTTTCATCATAGCGGCTTTGTTTGGATACTTTTCCATACCGCCGTACTCTTTGATCATCTTAGGTTTGCCTGCCTTTTTCATTTCTTAGCTCCTTTCATCATGCACATGCCCATCTTGGCGCACTTAGTTGGGTTGGGACAGCCCTTGCAGGGCTTAAACGCTGCAGGTTTTGCTTTCATTACTTCCTCCTTGCGGCTCTCATATTATCTACGAGATTAGGATAAGGACGGCCAGCTTTCTTGGCCGCTGCTTTGGCTGATGCCTTCTTTGCAGGCGACAGTTTCTTTGGCTTGCCCAGAGACTCTGGGCGGGGCTGATCCCATACAGGTTTTTTCATGTCAGCACTCCTGTTTTGCTAAGTATTCATACCACTTTGGAGAATCTTCAGATGCGTATAAGTATTGCGCGGCGAACTCAAGAAGTGTTGGATCATCACGAAAATGGCCTAAACCCCTGTTGCAATGATTGCATAATAAGCCACGTATCTTACCTGTAATATGGCTATGGTCTACTACAAGTTTGTCTTCGGTTCCACAAATCACACATTGGGTAGTTGACGCTTTGAGGTCTTTTAAAGCTTCGTCGGAAATAACGGCTCGGTATTTACCACGCAAGTTCGCATTACGATACTCCTTACGACAAGCGCGGCACCAACTGTCCAATCCGTTACGCTTTTTGTTATGCAAAGGAAAATACTCTGCCGTCTCTGGCTTGCTTTCCTTGCATCTAGTACACGTTAACAGTTCCACGCTTTTAACGACAACGCTTTACGTGTTGGTCGCCCTTTTTCATCTTTCATAGGTCCCGGCATTCCAGACATTCTGGCGCAAAATGATTTGCGCCGTGCGGCGTCTTTTTCCGTTTTTGGATTTGGAGCCGGAGGCTTCAACCCGGGCTTGCCGGGGTTGGCTGCGTTGTAAGAGGCACGTCCCTTAGCGTTCAAACCGCCCTTGGGATTTTGCCCTTCCTTGCGTTGCCATGCTGGTGTCTTAGCCATCAATCTAACTCCTCATCAAGTTCTTCGCCACGGACTTCGGCGATGCGGCGTTCCATGCGCTCCCGCAGGACTTCCAACTCTTCATCCAACTCGTCGTAGTCAGGGTAGGCTTTGCGGTACTCTTCCTTCTTGGCCTTGCGCATAGCGGCCTTGAAGTCTTTCTCAATGCCCTTGACTACCTTGTCTTGGATAGCCAGAGACTCATCGATGTCGTAGTCGTACGCCTTGAACCCCAGCATCCTAGCAAAGACCAAGTTACTAGGCATTGCCCCTGTGGTGCCGACTTTTTCATTTTTAACGTCCAGCGCCTTCTCTATGTTCTTACTAGACACAGCAGGAGGCATCGCTAAATCATAAGCGAACTTGCCGGAGTTGAGTAACTTATCCCACTCAGAATCTGTTGGCTTGTGAATCGCTTTGCCGGTGTATGGGTCTACGCCAAACAGCAAGCCAGCGGCTGCGGTCAGATACGGACCGCCCGGAGTAACAGCTGCGGGGACCCACGACTGCCCCATCAGACCATTCGGCAAACCTTTGGTCATCGATGCGAACGGCACGTAGTCACCCAGCTTGTAGTACACAGGATTCTGCGCATCGCCGAACGGCAACCGGATAAACATGTGTGGACCCATGCCGAAGAACATACGTTCGCGCATATACTCAGGACCAGCTTTACGTAGCTCATCGTCATCATCCCCAGCCATAGCA